TCGTCGTCGTCTTCCTCGTCCTCCGGATCGACCGGCGACGTGAGCGCCGAGATGGTCGCGTAGACGACGAGCAACGCCGTCAGGCCGATGCCGAGTAGCACGAGGAACGCGCCCATTAGAAGCCCTCCAACGCCATGGCCATCGAGCGGAACAGCGTGGCCAAGTCCTTCCGCTGCTGGTCGGTCAGCGGCGCGTCCTCGCTCAGGATCACCGCCAACTCGACGGCGACCTGCTTGCGGAGATTGACGAGCTTGTCCGGGCCGATCAACACGGTCCCGGCATCGCGGATGCGCCGCAATAGTTCCCCCGAGGTCGGCACCTCGTTGGACTCGGCGAGCGTCGCAGCCTGCCGGTAGAGTGCCGCCAGGTCGCGGGCACGCTCAGTTTTGTCCGCGTCCTTGTCCGTGTCGTAAGCGGCCTTGAGCCGTTCGCGGAGCGGGTTCGGCAGCGGCGGCACAGGTGGTCCGCCAATAGTCACGCTGCGGAATTGCGCCTTGCCATCGGTGATGACGAGCAGGCGGAACGTGCCCGGCGACTCGCTGCGGATGACGGCAGTCGCGCCGTCCGTGCTCACCCGGAGCGTCGGGCCGGCGTCGATCAGCGCCCACTCGCTGCGTACCCCCGCGGAGAGCGTCACGTCGGAGCTGACCTGCGCGGTCCCGGTCAGCGGAATCCATTTGATCGCGGGCACTGGTGGGGCCGGCGGCACGATGACGACATCGCCGGGCGGTTGGGCGCTCGCCGCGAGCGGTGCCAGCAGAAGCAGCGGTACATAGGCGGCTCGCATATCGTTACTCCGAGTACGCGGATACTATACCCGGTAGGACAATCGAAAACGACGGGCGAAATACGTCATACTTCGTAACCGTCGCATTTCGCATTGCACCCACGGCACGAGCACACCACCTCCGCGATGCCCAACTCCACCCGCTTCGGGTGTTCGCACCGGTGCCAGTCGCGTTGCAGGTCGGGAGCGTCGGCACCTCGCACAGTCGCTCCGATGTGGGCACAGGGTGCGGACGGCAAGGTGGCGACAAATGCTGTAGCCCCTGGCGATTCAGACCCTAACCCCCATAACCGCTGGTACTCTGCGCTTTCTCTGGCCAGAAAGCACAGGCGGCACGATTCGCGATTGCAGTTGCACGGTCTCATGCTGTAACCGTTGCCGTAGCTGGGGTGGTTACGCACGGTGGAGCAAGGAACCCGCCCGGTACTGCGAAGGAGGTGAAATCCAGATTCAGCGGGCTGCAGGTATTGCTGCCGCCAACTGTGGCGAAGGACTCTAGAGCCTTTTGGTTGCCTATGGATGTCGGCCATGAAAGAGAAAGCCGGAATGTGCTGCCAGAACAAGATAGCACAATAGCAGTCTCGAACCCTCCGTACTCCAAGCAGCCGACAACCCGGTAGCGCCAATCGCTTCCGTTCCACACGAGCGCGAACGATGGGCCGGTTCCGAAGCAATCGCAGTCAATGGAATCGAACGTCACATACACAGTCGTGGGCATCGACGAACAGCATGTCGTTGTGACTCCACAACACGCACATCCCGGAAAGAACCTCATGCGATTCCTCCGGTCAAGAACATTGACTTCCGATCACACGCCAACGTCCGCCGACGTAGGCCGCGATCACCTGAGTTCCGGACGCGATGCTCTGCCCAGACGACAAGAGCCAGTCATAAACGGTGACGTTCTCGGCGGTGTCGGCATCGGCACTGCCGTTCCATGCCCAAATGCTCATCGTCGCGGAACTGGTGTAACTGAGCGACCCGTCAAGTTTACCCATCAGCAGCCCATCGTTGGACCGCGCCGGCCCTTCCAGGAACACGATTGACCGTTTCGTTCCGGTCCCGCTCGGCTTGTAGAGAATCTTGGCCTGGCCCCGCATTCCGCTGGTCAGCTTGGTGTTGTTGCTTGCGGTCGCGGTCGCGTGCGTGTGGTCCGCATCGGTCACGTCGATGTCAACAACGGCGATGCCGCACGTCACCGCGCGGCCGTAGGCGTTCTGTGCGACCGGCTCCGTCAGAATCACAATCGGGTCAGTGGTCGCGGCCGGCGTCGTGCCGATGAACACCGGCATGTCCGACACCTCGAACGCCTTCGGCGTGTCGTCCGGGAGAATGACCGGCGTGCCATAGGTGACGACGGCAAACTCAGCGAGCGCGAGAGCCGATTCCCATTTGACGATCGCGTATGTCGCTGGAGTCTGCGGGTCAACTCGCTGCGCTCCCAGCGGCGCGCTATCCGTGCGGCCGCGCTTGTACCGCGCGAACTCGCGTGCCGAGTCGCAGAGCGCGTTGTAGTCCCGCGCCGGAATCTCCAGCGGTTGACCGGCGACGGCTTTTTTGAACGGATAGTCTGGCACCTACAACCCTCATTCGTCGTCCGGCGGCTCGCCGGTGATCGTCAGGAACCCCCAGACGTGAACCCACCGCGAGCCGCTGTCCGTGCGGCGAATCTCCCACGAGTACACCCCGGCGTCGAAGTCGGCGGGAACCGTCGCTTCATAGGTCCGGGCGCTCGCGTCAGTGATCGACACCTCGGCGTCACCGGTGCCGTCCGCGCTATCCCACACCACTTCGCCAGTGGAGTCCCAGCCGACGAAGCGGAACGTCGCGCCGACAAGCGATTCTGTTCCGGCGAGCGTGCCGTAAATGAGAACGTCTTCGGCTTCGAAGCATTCAAGCCGGTATGGTGATCGGGCTTTCATCGCGCGGCCTCGTTGCACTGGAATCGGTTGGGTGTAGCGCGACCAGGAGCACGAAAACCAGTCCGGTATCCGTCGGCCAGGAAGGAGGGTTCGCCCCGCCCGTTGCAGTGGAACCGGCGTAGCGCACTAATTGTCGATGTCCCGACCGTCAGCCCCGCCGCGTACCCCGTCACCACGAACGCCCCGGCCCCCGCCGGCAGCGTCCGTGCCACCCGCAGGCCCGCGTCCTGTCCGCTCACGCCAAACACACCGCAGCCGCCCACGAGCGTGCGGCCCACGGACAGCCCCGCCGCGTTGCCGCTGAGCGTGAACGCCCCCACCGCAGCGGTCAGCGTGCGTGCGGCCCGGAGTGCTGCGTCCTGTCCCGTGATCGCGAAGGTGCCGACGCTCGCTGTGACGGTGCGAGCCGCGCGGAGCCCTGCGGCTTGGCCTGCCAGTGTGAACGATCCCACAGCCGCCGTCACCCGCCGGTCAGCCCGAAGGCCCGCAGTCGCGGTGCCCGTCCAGGTGATGCGGAGCCAGCCCCCACCGCCGATGGGTCGGTAGCTCGGGTCCGCGTAGCCGGTCTGCGGTGAGCCGCCGCCGCCGCCGTAGCTCTGCCCGTCCCAGCCCGGCGAGCCGCCGCCCGTGCCTGTGCCGGGGTTGCCGCTGCCGCCTGCGCCGGGGGTCGCACCACTTGCGTTCGCCCCTGCGCCGGTGAGCCCCGCGCCGCCACCGCCACCGCTGCCGCTGGCACTGCCGATGACGCCGTTGCCGCCGGCGTAGGCGATGTCGTTGTAAGTGCAGTCGGTCGTCGCGCCCCCATAGCCAACGCCACCACCGCTTTCGGGGCCGCCGCCGCCGGCTGCGTAGAGGAGAAATGTGAGCGGGGTTGGCCGCGACAGAAACACATAGGAAACCTCGTCGATCCCAGCCGTCGCCGGATCGACCAAACTCACCTCCAACGTCTCTCCCGGCGTCACGGCTACCGCCGTCGACCGCGCATAGGCTCCACCGCCAGCACTGCCGAAGCCGTTGGCAACGCGGTCATTGACGCTCGCGCCGCGTCCGCCCGGGCCGATCCCCTCGACGGTGATCGCCGTGACCCCCGCCGGCACGGTCCAGAGGTAGGTGCCGGGCGTGGTGTACACCGCCTCACCGGAGGTGTTGAGGCTGAACCGGCCCGCGGCGGCGGTGACTTTGCGCGCGGCACGGAGCGTGGCCGGTTGGCCTGCGAGTGCGAAGGTGCCCACGGAAGCGGTGACGACACGGGCGGCGCGGAGGGACGCGGCCTGCCCGGAGAGGGCGAATGATCCCACGGCCGCGGTGAGGGTGTAGTTGGTGGTAGGAGCCGACCCGCCTAGCACCCACGTCTTGCGGCTCCAGTACCGCAGCGGGCCGCCGGGCGGGTAGTTGAGCCCGGAGAGTAGGTAGTCGAGTGCGATCTCTGATGGGGAGGTGGCGCGAGCCCGCAGGCTCACGTCCGCTGCTATACACGCCGTCCATTGAGAGCTATCGGTACGCCCAGCGATGCGGACTACCGTACCCGAGTCGCCCGCGTTCATGCCCGCGACGGACGCCTCTTGCACTCCGTTGACGAACACCTTGAGGTTGGTGCCGTCATACGTCGCAGCACAGTGATACCAAGTGTTTTGAACGAACAGCGTCGTTCCCGTCGCGACCTTGATAGCGGCCGGAGCCGCCCCAATAACCGCCGTCAGTTTGCCGGTGAATAGCTGGAGCGAAAACCCAGTGCCAGTGCTCGCTGCGTTCCAGTGGTGGACGAACGCTCGGTCGGTCGAACCAGTTACCGCAAACTGTGGATTGAACCACCCGGAAATCGTGAAATTAGCGCCAGATAGCGAGACGTTGGCATTGTTCGTGATGTCGCATTGATCGTTGGTGCCGTCGAACAGCAGCCCTGTTCCAACCGGCGTTTGCCTCCACGTCGGCCCATTCACCAACAGCCCGTGATTCCCCCGCCCCGTCAGGTCTTGCCAGTACATCCCGCCCGTATACGGGTTCGGCAGCCCGTAGAACCACAGCACCCGATCGTCGTTGAGCGGGTGAGCGGCCATCGGGTTGCCGAGATCGACGTACTGGCCGAGCACGGTGAAGCCTCACGCAGAGGTGGCGTAGACGGGGGTGATGTAGATGGCGTGATTCCCGGCCGTGCTATTAAGGTTCACCCCTGAATTGTGGCTCACAAAAATGACAAACTTTTTCGGAAGCACGCCCCCGAAGAAACTTGCCACGCTCACCGGGCCGAACCAGTAGGTTCGGTCGCTCGTGGTGGCGTCCACGAGGATGCGCCGCACCAGCGTAAGGAACCCACTGCCGACGCCTGCACTTGTGACCGTCTCGGCACTGCCCGTGCCGTCGAACACGTCGGGATAAGTCGCGTCCTCTGCCAGCGCCACGACATATACGCGAATCTCTGTGCTCGCTGTTGGGCTCGTGCCGACCGTGATCTTGCCCGCGAGTAGGTAGTCGAGATAGAGATTGCTCGTGTTGTCGATGGCGTCGGATTCGGCCCCCGCGAGCCAGGTCGATGAGGTCGCGAGCGATGCGAGCGTAATCGTGAGTGCCGACGAAGCGGCATAGGCCGTCTTGATCGACACACCGAGCAGCATCAGCGAGAAGCAAAGCCCGCAGAGCAACGCAATCATGGCAGGTTCCTCGCCGAGCCCACGTCGAACACGCCCACAGTTGTGCCCGCGCCGAACAGCACTTCCGCACGGCTCGCCCGGTTCGCGGCGAGGGCCAACATCGCCGCTTTTTGCTCGCTCGTGAGCAGGCTCGCATTGACCAGTTGAGTTGCCGCGTAATCAAACGCGGCGGCATCCACGTCCGCGGTTTCCAGGCGGAAGTCATCGCGGATCAGCGTCAGCACGGTGTGGCACAGGCCGCGGAGCTCGACAGGGTTCGCGGTGTCGGTCGCGACTGCCTCGCACGCCCCGAGGATGCCTTGCGTCACGCAGTACGCGCTCAACTCCCGCAGCGGCACCGGGCCGCGATATGCCTTCGTGTTGAGGATGTCCGCGATGGCCCAATCGTTCGCGATCGCCAGCAGTGGCGCGTAGCCGAGGTTGAGCGGGTCGGTCGTGAGTTCGGTGCGGAGTGCGGCGTAGTCCACGGGTCACCTCACTGGTTAGCCGACATGCTCGCCGGCATTCCACGCGGTCACGGCTCCCGCCGCGGTCCAGTGCCGCGAGCGCAGCCCGCACGCCCCGCAGCCCACCTCGTACACCGCTGGCTTCGGCGAGCGGCCGGTGATCGCGGGCGTCTTCTGCATCCCCGCTGGCGTCCCCTTGCACTTCGGGCACGGGTTCGCGCCGGCCGCGATAGTCGCGCTGAGTTCGGCCCCCAGCGCCACGATCTGCGCCGTGCGGGTGGCCAGCTCCGGCGCGGCCGCGACCTGCGACCGCTCGTGATACTCCGCACGGGCCGCGTCCAGGTCGGCGCGGATGGAGGCTTCCTTGTTGGCAGCGACAACTGCGGCCAGCGTTTTCAGTTCGTCGGGTCCAACTGTCATGGCGCGTCCCTTAGGTGATCGTGAGGATTCCGGTGGTCCCGTCGAAATCGGTAGTGAATGTGTCGCCCGACGCCAATGTAATCGACGAGCCGTAGTCCCAATAGCCGATGAGCTTGTCACCCGTGCTGGTGTCGTCGTACAGCACGGCATAGCGGAACGGACCCAGGCTCCCCGACGCGGTGAATACCACGTCGTTCGCGGTCAGCTTGCCCGTGCCCGAGGTGTGCGAATAGGCGTTCGACGCGGCCGCGGTCCCGCCGGTGGTGTAGCCGTTGCCGTTGGCCACCTGTGTGATGTCGGCCAATTCGTCGTCAGTGCTCGGCGTGGGCGCGGTGTTCGTCAACGCGACCTTGAGCGTGTCGGCGTTGAGGTTGATCGCGGCCCGGCCGAGGTTCTCGACGAACGGGTTGAACTTGACGAACGTGGCCATTAGCTATGCCCTTTGCGTGATGGTGTCGCTGTCGGTTACGTTCCCGCGCCAATTGCCAAGCTAAACGAATCGGTCCCGGTCCCAGCCAGGTCCAGCGTCTTCACGCTTCCCGACACGGCCACGCCGTTTCCGGCGCAATAGATAGTCGCTTCGCCACCGCCCTTGATCTCCAACGAGAACGACGCGCCGAACCCGGTGTAGCCGTTGCTCGCGCCCTTGCTCACCGTCACCGGGTTCGACCCGCCGTTCTTAATCTTGATCCACCGAATCTTCTTCCCCGACAACGACACTGACGCGCCGTTCACACCCGTCAAGCTCGTCAAATCGACGGTCGCTGCGCTGCCGCTCAGTGTGACCGTGGAATAGTTCGTCGCGGTTTCGTCCGGCGTCGTGGTTGAATCCAACGTCACGCTGGTGTCGAACCCGTTGTGCAACAGCGGCCGCGCACTCGACGCCGCAGGCACGCCTGTGGCCAGCGTTTCCGTGGTCGTGACATTCGATTCGTAGACCGTTGACACGGACATAGATCACCCCTCTGGCCTACCCAAATAGCGCGCTGAAGTTTGCCGAGTCGTAGACCTGTTCGACGTAGGCCGCAACCGGTAGTTGGATGCGTCGGTCCTGGTTCACGTCGTCGGCGTAACTGCACCAGATGTATTCCCACGCCTTTTTGCTCGGCACAACGAGCCCATCCGCGATCTCGATTTGCTGCCGGTTCTCCCCGGCAGCGAACTTGTAGGTGAGGCTGAACCGCTCGCCGGGCTTGGCACTTCCGGTGACACCGAGGAAGAGGACGCTGCCTTCTTCGAACCCGTACCAGCGGGCGTTGTTCGTCTTCCCCACGGTCGCAGCCATCGTGCGAACGAACCCGGAATCTGTGAATGCCTTTTGCACCGTGCAACTGAACTCCAGCTTCGGCGCGAACACATCTACACCCTCAACGGCGTCCTTGCTCACGCCAATGGCACGCTTGTAGTCCGGAGCCACGCCACCGCCGCGCCGCGTCTTGCTCACCGTGAGCTTGGATTGCGTCAGATGGATCGTCCCGCCGGTCGTGTCGAAGGACCACTCCGGGCCGATCATTGTGGGGTCTGGCGGGTCGCTCTCGTCGTCGGCCGTGGCCAGTTGGAATCCGTAGGTCGCATCGCACAGCCAGTAGCCTGCGCCTTGCGGGTCGCACTCCACCTTCTGACGGCGCAGACCCAGATACCGCCGCGGGCTCACGGCCATGACTGCGGCCCGGATCAACACGTTGTCCGTCGAGCCCATCGCCACGAACGAAAGTGTCATGTCGGACGAATCAGCGCTGACGCTGTTCTTCCGCGACCTGGCCAGTTCGTAGACGGTAATCGGCACGCTGTACGGTCTCCGCTGTTACTTGAAGGTCGCAATCCCCAGCTTGCCCAGCAGCGCGTTCGTCTTGTCGAGCCTGTCCCGAATCTGTTCCTGGGTCTTCAACTGGCGCTGCCCGACGTTGTTTCCGACCCCCAGCATCCCCGACAGGTTCGACGACGAGAACGTGCCTTTCGTGGACTGATAGGTCTGAATCGGGTCAATGAGTGCGGCTCCGGGCTTGTTCGCTTTCGGGTCGTACATTGAGTCGTTAATCTCGGCTGCCGACTTGCCGGTCGGTGAGCCTCCGCTACCACCCATCGCGATGAGTTCCCGTAGCCGTTGCCGCATCCGGTCCCGCTCGGCTGCGGCGTCTGCGATCTGCGCGGTCCGGAACGTGCGGCGGCTGCGCTCGTCGTGCCGGTCCATCTCATCCATCGCGGCCTCGGCCTCTTGAACGAACTGCCGCGCCTTCTCGTACGATCCGGTTTCGATGTGCACCATGAGGGCTTGCCAGCCGAGTAGGGATTGGCGGAACGTGCGGCTCACGAAATCGAGCGCATCCCCGATCTTGGAAATCGCGCCGGCCACGACACCAGCAATCGAAATGATCTCGTCGAAGCCAGTGGTCAGGCTGTTCTTGAACGAAATCCACTGCTCGGTCATGTAGAGCATGACCTCGGTCCACACCACTTCGAGTGCGACTCCGACGATCTTGGCGGCGCGTTCGAGGTCGCCGCTTTGCAGAGCGCTGACGATCCCGCCCCAGACCTCCTTGAACATGGCCCCCATCTCGCGGAACCCGCTGGTAAGCGACGACAACGCGTTCTGGCCAGACTCTTTGAGCTTGTCCCAGTTCAGGGCCATGACGCCAATCGCGGCTACGACAAGCCCCACGGGTGACAGCAGCGCACCCAGTGCCGTGCCGATCAACCCCAGCGCGGAAACGATCATGCCGGCGGCGGTCCCCGCAACGCCGAACGCGGTTCCGAGTCCGTACAGCGCGGCCCCGCCTGCGGTCACGGCGGCGGCGATGGTGGCCACGGTCTGAATCAGGCCGCGGTTGTTCCGGATCCAATCGCGCACAGCCTGGCCTGCCATGCGGAACACGTCGGTGATGTCGCGGACGTTTGAGCTGGTCGGCAGCAGTGCTAGCCCGACTTCCATCACCGTGGACTTGAACTCCACCCAGAGCTGGTTAAGCCCGCGCATCGCGTCCCGCCCGCGCATCGCATCCTCAGCGGAAATCACCGCGCCGGCGTTCTTGGCGTCCCGGGTGAGGGCGCGCAGTGCGTCACCGCTCCGGAGGCTCGATGTTGATAGCTCCCGCCACGCCGAACCGAACATCTCGGTTCCGACCGCGGCGCGGTCCATCGGGTCGGCCAGTGCGTTGATACGGTCCACGAGCGTCTCAAGCTGCTGGTCAAGTGGCAGCGTGGCGAACGCTCGGGCATTCAGCCCCAGCCGGCGGAAGGTGTCATCGGCACCATCGGCCGCGCTAAACATCTTTGCTTGTAGCTGGTCCAGCGTGCTGCCGAACTCGTCGATCTCGACGCCCCCGCGCTCGAATGCGTAAGCCAGCGCGGAGAGTCGTTCCACCGGCACGTTGAAGCGATCACTCATGTCCGCGAACTTGGCTGCGCGACCGGCGGCGAAGTCGAATACTTTGGCGATCGGCGCGAGCAACGCGCCCCCGGCCGCGGAGAGCTTCAGCCCGATGCCGGCCATCTGCTGACCGAACGCCTTTACCCTCGTCTCGGCGTTCTTCAGTCCGCGGATGAGGAGGTTGTCCTTCGTGGTCAACTCAATGAAAGGCCTGCCCAGCGCGGATAGCTGCGCTACTTCCAGCTGCCATGATGGACCCCCTTTCGTTCTCTACGTGCCAGCTTCAACGAAGCGACACAGGTACTTGACCGATGCCTCAAGAATCGCAATATCGTCATTGAAGTTGCCAATTCCTAAGTTGCATTTGCTGCACAATAGCCCGCGAACCTTACCGGTCTTGTGGCAGTGGTCAACGCTAAGTGGGAACCCTCTTTCGCCACGCTTCCCAGACTCGGGATTCCTGCATATGGCGCATCGGCTGCCCTGGTCAGCCATCATTCGTTGGTAGTCTTCGACCGTGATTCCATACAACTTCTGCATTGAACGTGGGCCGTAATTTGTTCTCCGTTCAGTGTTGCCACACTCTTTGCACCATGATCTGTGCAACAGCTGATTACTAGAGCGCTTTCCAAAGCACGATATTGGAAGCGTCCTTGTGCATCTTGTGCACTTCTTTTCGGTTAACGAAGCTGCAACAGCATGGCTTACCGGTTTCCCGACAATGCGTAGCGTCGTCTTGGTCAGCCATTCGCCGCCGCATTCTTTGCACAAATGTTTCCGATGATGCTCGCTATTAACTTTGCAAGTACGAACTACTTTCGTACTTGTCGAATTACACCAACGACACGTGATAAGGCTTGCAATCTCAGTGTCGTGGATGTTCTTCTGTTGGTGGTTACTGCTTCTCTTGGGCCGTTCTGGGAATACTTCGTTGCGAACTACTGCCAACATGCTGGAATTGATCTGACCAATTCCTTCACGGTAAGCATGTTCCCGAATCTCAGCAGCGGTAGAGTCAATGCCGAGACGGGCGACAAGTTGCATTAGCAACTCACGCTTTCCCGTTCGGTTGACTTCCACCGTTTCAGCCATGTCACACGTCTCCCAGGGCTTGACCAATCAGCATCAGCGCGCACTGTGTTTCGCGCTGCTCTTGCTCTGGCGTTTTCTTCGCTTCCTTCGCCTTCCACCGGAGTGATTCCGGCATCAGTTCCATTGGCTCCAACTTTTCGCCGGTAATAACTCCGGTCAGGTGGGAGAGGGCCAAGCAGTGCCGCCACCAATCGGCCCGGTCTCGTTCTCTGGCCAACTCCACAAGTTGTTTCAGGGAGAATGTCCGGATGTCGTTGATTCCACAGCGGCCCGCGTGCGCGAGACCGTGGCGTCGAATCCAACCGGGCGCGGGCGCTTCGTTTTCGTCCGCATTGTCTTGATGATCTCCGCGTCCATCTCTTCCAGCATCCCGGGCAGGTCTTCCTTGATCGCCTTGCCCACCCGGGACCGCGGGAAAAAATCAGCGATGGCCTCCAGGAACGCAGACGATGCGCGCTCCACAGTCGGCCCGTCAAACAGGTCGGCCCATGCCTCGGGCGTCGTCTGCCGGTCGTTGATCTGGTCGGCACAGATACAGTGCAGCGTTTCAACCAACTTGCGGCCCATGCCATTGAACAGCATCGCGGCGAGACGGTCGTGATCTTCCATCACTGCGGCCAGGTCGATGCCGGTCTCGGACTGCACGCGGTCGATCACGCCGAACGTGATTAACAGCGTCCATTCCCCGCCGTGACGATCTGTGAACTTCGCTGGCATACCCTCACCGGATCAGGTTCTTGAAGTTGGGCGGAACTTGCGCGACGGTCTTCTTCAGCGCGGGCTGCATCAACGGATGATTGGCCTCGATGGTCTTCAGCGCCTTGGCCCCGCCGCCTTTACTTCCCGGCCACAGTTCCGGGCCGATGACAACGGATTTGGTTCGGTCGTCGTACTTGTAGAACAGCAACTCCCGCAGCGGCGAAACGATCTGGCGCGTCGTCACGCCGGTTTTCTTGTTTGTCTTCTCGCGGCTGAACCGGCTGTACTTGTGAACCAGCGGCGGTTGTCCAGGTGCGGCGTGTTGCCCGCGCCGCTTGGAATACTTGAGTGAGTTCCGCGCGACCTTGCGGGCATACCCGCCAAGCCGACTGAGCGCCGCCCGTACTGCCGGGGCTAGTTTGTCCGTAACTGCTTTCTTGTCGAAGAAAGCGTTCTTCGCGCCGGCGATGCTCATTAGCTGGCCAGGGTCGTGAACACGGGCGAACCGGCCGTGACAACAGCCTTGTAAGCAGCGTTCGCGCTCACGCACGGCTTCAGCATGAACTCACGGAAGTTCACGCGGTCAAGCGCCTGGTCCTCGCCGAACTTGAATAGCTTCAAGTCGGCACGGTAGCCGCGGGAGCCGTTGACGGACGATCCGCCGTCGAGAATCAGCACATCGGTTGAGGCGCGAGTGAGGAACGCCGTTTCCATCGCCACGAATCCGGTTGTGTCGGATTCGTCCGTTCGAATGAGCCCGCCCAGTTCCAGGTTTAGAATGACCGGCTCGGCCTGACCGATCCCGCCACCGGCCCGCGTGCTCGCGTCGAACTCGGTGAAGTCCGCGCCGACCTTCACATCGCGCACGTTGGTCACTTCGGACCACGTTGGCGAGTTGTACGTTCCGGTGTTGAAGTAGATTTTCCCCTTGAAGCCGTACTTCACTGCCATAGCTGGTTCACCTCTTCGAAGGGGACGTTGATCTGACTCCAGAAAGCGCGGTGTTCGCGGTACACGTCCAGGTCGTACACCGTGAGCACTTCCGCCGTCTCACCGCCCGACTCCAGGCTCGGAATCACTGTCCCGAGAAGCGTCAGGTGCTGGTCGCGGAGCGGCTTGAAAATCTTGTCGGCGACAAAAGCGACCCGCTCATCCATCCACGAGTTCGGGGGCAGGCCAGCCGCCTCCCCGTCCTCGTCGTATCGCTCGGCCACAATGATCGAGACGGCATATCGCCACTCGACTTCGCGGCGTGTGACCTGGACCGGAACAGCATAACTGGTCGGGAAGACGTATACTTGTCGGCCCGCAATCAGCGTTGCCTCGTCGTCCACACTCAGCCCGATGTCCGGGCCGTAGGTCCGCGTTACCATGTCGTCGCCGGTCGGACTCCAGATCGTTCGCAGGTGCGCCGCAACCGCATCGCACACTTGCAGGATTCGGGCTTGCGGCGTGCTCATGTCGCGGTCGCTACCCGTTTACAGTGGACGCGGATCACGTTTCGCAACTGGTCACTGAACCGCCACACCGGTTCATCCGATTCCGGCGGCATCACCTCGAACACGAGCGATTGACCATTGACCGTCTCGGTGATGCGGTCGCCCTTGCGCGGCACGGTCACGGAACCACCGAGAACCAAGTCAGCGGCCTGGAACAGGTAATCCCGCTCGCCGAAGATGATCGCGGCCCGCTCCTGCGTGTTGCGGCGGAACACCGTGCGGCCCACCCACGCGGTCAGCGAAACCGTTTCCGAGGATCGCGTGTACGTCACCCCGCCATCGACTGCGGCCGCGCTCTCCATCGTGCGGACGAGATAGTCCAGCCCGCGCTGAAGGAGGTTCGCCACACGTCACCCCGGAAGTCGCTTCTGCGGCTCACCATGGTCGGTTGCCCATTCGCCCGCTGGCCCGTCGCTGGCGAACCCGTGAACCCCGTAGTGCGTGACCGGGACCGTGCGGGTTGCGAACACCTTCAACCCCCGCTCACTGGCCCACCGGGAGAAGTTCCAGTCCTCGGATAGTGAGGTTGTGCGGAACACCCCGTCGTCGCCGCGGATGATCCCGTCGATGTTCTCGAACTGGACCTCTTCGACCCACTTCGCGGCCGGGTCGAACCGGCACACCCAAAGCCCCGTGTTCACCAGCAGACGCAGGCCAGGTTGAAGGAATGTCGCGGCGCTGAATGTCGGCGGCAGCTTGCGGACCTCGGTCAGCGTCAACCGCTGAACTGCGTCCGCTTCATTCATCACCGCCGTCGATGTCAGCCCCCGGTTGTCCTTCAGAGGAACGACTGCGCTGATAATGTCGGCCCCGACCTGTTCGGCCTCGTCAATCAGTACATCGAGCCAACCCTGCGGCGCTTCGATGTCGCTGTGGTGCATGGCGAAGTGCGTCAACTTCGCCCGTTCGCGCATGTTCAGCGCATCGCACCAGAGTTCGTTGAAGTTCCTCGTGAGCACCGATGCCTTGCTGATTCCATACCGCAACGATCCCCGGATAGTCGGCTGCGACAGGCCGGGGATCGCTTCGGGCGAAAGCGTCCCGTTGTGCGGGACGGCAAGGAAGACAGACTGCTCCACGTCGGCCCCTGGATTAGCTGGCAACCAGCGGGATCGTGTACCACGTCGTGGCGTCGTAGGCGACGAACATTGCGGATGTGACCGTTGCCATCGTGTACGCGCTGTCTGCGGAGATGGCATTGATCGCGTCCGACGTGTTCGGCCAGACCTTCATGTTGCCGGCGACGTTGTTCTTGATGATGACCACCATGCCAGCGACGGCGCTCGGCAGTTTCACGCCGGCGTTGGTCGAACCGGTCACGAGGGTGAACCCCTCGGTGATCGCAGCGGCATCGCCCTGGACCGTGCCAGCAGCGGCCACGGTTGCGGTCGGGATGCGCGGCATCTTTCCGAACGTGACGCTATCGGTATTCGCGGTGCCGATTGTGATTGCACCATCGGTTCCAGAGCCGTTTTTCGCCCCGCCGTTGATCGAGACGGACCCACCGTTCGCGTTTCCTCCCGAGCCAGCGCCGGCCGCGATGGTGACAGCGCCACCGGTCCCGCTCGTGGCACCGCCCGCACCGCCCGTGACTTGTGCTGCGCCGCCAGCGCCGGTTGCGCCGCCGACACCGCCAACGACCTTACCCACGCCACCGGCTGCGGACCCTTGCCCCGCACCGCCCGTGACGCTGGATACCCCGCCCGCCGAGTTGCCGGCCGTGCCTGCACCGCCCGCGATGGTCGCGGTCCCGCCCGTGCCCGAGGTGGCACCGCCAGCGGCACCGGCAATGACAACCGCGCCGCCTGCGCTGGTCACGGTTGCGGCAGGCGCACCGACGATCCCGAGCGACGAATCGGAACCGGTGATGTCGTCGGCCGTCACGCTGCCGGCGATGGACGTGGTTCGCTTCGCGGCGGTCAGTTTGATGCGGACATACGACACGCCGGTTGCGGCGTCGGCGATGGCCACACCCATCAGGTTTGCGCCGCTGGCCGTACTCGTCGCGGCACCGGTTCCGGCGGTTCCTGTGACCGGGTTTGCGGTCGTGTTCCAGTACACGGCGTCACCGGCCGTAAACGTGCTGCTATCCTTCGGCACGTCGTACACGCCGTCCGTGTCAAGTGAGTTCAACCCCGTCTGGTTGGGGTCGGTCGGCAGAACGACGAGTGGGATGGTCCCGAGCACGTACACGTCGCCCGGGTATCGCGTCGTCGTGGTCGGGTCGGGGATGATCTCGCCGGCCTGAACCTTTTTGCACGGAGTCTGCGTCTGCGCCATGATCGAATCTCCGATGAGAAGTCGAGTGAGAATGAACGGCCGGAACTACCCGGCCGCACGGTGTTCGATCACGCGCCGGCGGATTGCACGGCACCGCGGAAGTTCTGCATTGACACCCCGATGCCGCCCCAGCCGCGCATTGAGATACCGAGCATGTTGAACTGCCAGTCTTGGCCGGCGGTCTGGATGGTCGGGGTCATCTGGCCGTTGAGTGCGGCAATCTGAATCACCGGCATCACGGACGGGTTGGCCAGGAGATAGTGCGCGGTTGTCGAGTAGCCCGTGTACGCGCTGTTCGACAGATACCGGGACATGACCGGCTTGAACCGGCCCTTCCAGATGTTCGTGTTCGGCTGCTTCGAGGCGGCTGCGGTCGATGCGAGCCCAGCCATGATGATGAACTGCGCGTTCATCAACTCGGTCGCGGCCACGTCCAGTTCCGGCGGATACAGAAGGATTTCCGCGTCCAACCCGAGCGGCTTCCCGGCCGGATCGACTTGGCGGTCGAACAACAACTTCGCGGCCTGCAAACCGGCACTGTTGAGCGCCGAACCCGCGCCTGAACTGTAGTTGCTGTTGCCGGACTGCCCGGGGATTGTGTGGGTCGCGGCGAAGAAGTTCGTGCTCCCGCCGTCGTCGTATCCCGGTGAAAGAAACTTCGTCCACACGAGATCGTTGACGCGAAGCCCCCAACCGCGCCCGAGCATCATGGGCACCTGGCCGAACGCGCTCAGGTCGTCGTTGATGAGGTACTGAAGGTCGAGCGTAATCATCCGGGCTTGCAGCGCGGCCTGGTTCGCGTAGGGGTTATCGCCGACGCTCGCGTGCTGGATTTCTCCGTTCGGCGACAATGGACGGAATTGGAAGTCGCCGAAGAGTTGCACGCTCTTGGTCGGCTTCAAGTCCTTGACCGGGATCACCCCGCAGATGTCCAAGAACGCCTGCTCGGTGAACAGGTATCCTTGCAACAGAAACTTGTTCTGGACGTTGGCCAGAGTCGCAGGCGTGTTGACCGTGGAAGGTCCATCGGCGCGAATCTGGCCCGACAGGTACGCGGCGACTTCACCCCACCCGCCCGGGTCGTTGAACGTTGCCGGGCCGCGGTAGCCGTTCGCAGCCGCGAGAGTCGTCAGCATCTGCTGAAGCCCGATCCGGCCCTTGAAGATCGTGTGTGCGGCCTGGCGAACCTGGTCGGTGTAGCGGCCGTTGAGTTCGGCCGTGATGCGCTTCTCTTCGCGGTCGGGAACGCGGCGCTTGCCGTCGTCGCCGAACTTGTAGAAGTCGCTGTCGAACAGCCGGAACGACCCGCGGAGCGCGTCGAACACGGCGCACTCGATCACGGCTTCGCTCATCACCGGCGCGTTCGGGAAGTGCAGGTGCGGACCTGCGCCCACACCAGCGCCCGGCCGGGCACTTCGCATGGCGACGAGTTCCGCGCGGTCGGCGGTCCAGCCGAACTCAATCGCGTGTGCGGTGAGGTCGGATTTGACCTGCTTGCCGTTGTCCTCGAACTCGCACACGCCCACGCCGTGGCGCTTGACGGCGGCGCGAATGGCGTCGATGCGGCGCTGTTCATCGGCCTGCGCGCGGCGTCCGGCCTCGATGCCTTTGACGGTCGCGGCGCGGATGCTCTCGGCAATCCGGGCCTCGGTCTTCTTGTCCTTGTCCTTCTCTTCATCGTCGTCAGCAGCCTTCGCCTTGGCCTTCTCGTCGCCGTCCGGTTCATCCTCGGCCATGCACTTCTTCAGCGCGGCCTTGGCCTCATCGTCGGACATTTTGTCGATCTCTTCGTCGCTGTACTTCCCGGCGGCGAGAGCCATCAGCGCGGCCTTGGTCTTATGCACGGGCCTTCCCCCTTTGTTGGCGCTGACGACTGCGGAGGTGTCCCCGTCAGCGCCAAGCGGAACGAACGAAATCTCACCGAGTTCGGTTTCCCGAGAAATCACCAGCGGCCCCGTCACCTCGCGGCCGTTCACGGTCGTCGTCTCGCCGTGCTCCAAGAACTCGCGGCGGATCGGGTTGGCCCCGACTGACAGTTGCCACTTGAAGCCGTTGGCCGCAAGTTTCACCACTTCGTCGCGGTCGGGACCGACTCCGCTGAACGGGCCGGCGATGTCGATACCGTCTTTCGACACCTTCACGGATTCGGTGTGGCCGACGATCTTTGTGTGGTCGTGCTGGCGCAGAACCGGCCGGTGTTGGGACGGAACTCGGACCCCTTCCAGGTCGATAATTACATCGTCCCACCAACCGCCCGGTCGCATCGGTGCGCCGGTGTACGCGCGACCGGTGAACGTCGGCAGCTTCTTCGGGTCGCCGTCGTCGGCGGCTTGGATCGTGGCCACGCAACCGGCTGCGCGGAACTCGCCTTGCGGCCCGCCCAGCTTCGTTGAGTTGGGCTTTCCCTTGCTGGCTTTGATCCGCCAGTTCTTACGCGACATTGGCCACCTCCGCGTCCGTGGTCTCGGTCACGGTGGTTGTCGCTGGCTGCCCGAACTTCAACCCGAGCCGTTCGATCTCGGCGCGTTCAATTTCCTGCTGTTGCATCACGTCGCGCCAGTCGTACCCGCGGCGCGCCCAGAACTCGCGCCAGGTCAGCGTTCCGTTGGAAAGTCGCTCGTGGTCGGCCTGTGCATCAACGACAGGATCGAGCGGTTCGAACCCGGGCCAGTGCCACTCGTGCGGCGGCAATTTCAGCCCGTTGAACGCGCGCACTGCGCCCGACAACACGGCCTCTTCGAACCACGCAGCGAACACCTTGTTCACGACAACGGCGCTGCACTCGTTCCGCTCAACGGCGAGCCCGGATCGGTAGTTGATGTGGTCGAGTTTGGCCGACGAGAAATTGAACTTCTGGCTGGTTCCCAGCGCAAGGTTCAGCGGGTAGTTGAGCGGTCGAACAGCTTCCCCGAGACACTTCTCCTGGAACATCTCGTAGGTGGTCGCAGGTTGCTTCGGGTCGAAACTGGCCATATCCACGCCCGGCGGCAACATTGTCATCATGCCGCGGTCGATGGGCACGCGGCTGAACGGCTGATACTCGGCATCGTCGTCGTCGGTGTTGGCCGGCGCGCCGATGTCCTTGTCTTGCTTCAACAGTGCGGTGAGCGCCGCCGCGGTCTGTGCGTTCGACAGCACGGCCTTTCGGAAGGCGCGCAACTCAGCGAACAGGTCCAGGCTGGACGCGAACACCGGGATGCCGCGGACCTGGCCGGGGCGGAACTTGGGAAACCAGTGGATGACGTGGCGGGCCTGAACCCGGTCCACTTCCAGAGGGTTCAAAGTCGGGAACCAGAAGTCGCCCGGGTGGTACTTCAGGACCGTGTAGAACTTTGGCCGTCCGGTCACGGGGTGCAGGATCAGCCCATCGACCCACAGCTCCGCCATGTTCTGCGGCATCGGAGTCGTGACCTGGTCCGCTTCTAGGTCGCACGGGTAGAGCTTGACCGGGTGTTCGAGGTCGCTGACGGTCTTCAGGACGAGGAAGCCCTCGCCGTCCACCGTCTTGGCGAGCTTGCAGGTGCGAATCTTCTCGGCGAGTTCGACCTCGGCGCACCACTCGGCCCACGCGGTTTCGACTTCGCGGTTGTAGGCCGCTTTCGTTGTCTGCACTTGGAGCGTCGGCCCCGCGCCGATCAGGTCGTCAGCGTTGGAATTGCAAATACCGAACAGGTAGGGGTTGTTCGACACCTCATAGCGCGACCGCATTCGAAGAGTGCGGCGCACTGCGAATGAGTTCGCAGCCTTCGCGCTGTAGAAGTCGCTGGCCCACCAGTTCCGCTTGTTGTCGTCGGTCGTGAACGCATTGTCGAACCGGGCCGTGATGCGCGGCGATGCGGCGGGTTCCGCTCGTGCGGTTCCCAGCCCGATCAGTGATCGCGCCCACTGAAACACTCAGTAGTACCCGGGAGTGTTGAACGAACCGGCCGTGATCGCGCCGCCCTGGTCGGATAGCGCGCCGGGGTTGATGATCTTGCTGAACCGGATTCCGCGACGACGGTTTGCGGCCGCCGACTTCGCGGCCAGGTACTGGTCGGCCTTGATGAGTTCGCCGATGGGCTTCGCGCCGACGGAAAGACCGTCCACGCTCACCGTGGCGGGGTCAGAACCGGCCTGTTCGATTTGCTCGGATAGATCGGCCATGCACTTAGCTTGTGCGATGCTGTCTCACTCAGCATCGACAACGCACGGCCGGGACCGCAGATTGCGGCGGGAAAGTGGCTACTTGTGGATTGGGGGAGTAATGGCCGAATGTGGTCGCTCAACGGTCTGAACTGACCGGTAGCAGAGCGGGCACGTCCGCGTGCGAATGATGATCCCACTCGCGGCCTTGCGCGTGTCAACGACGCGGAGTTCTTCCTTGCACTCCGGGCAGACAAACCCCGTTACCGGCTTGGCCTTGGCTGACATGTGTGGAGATGCCTCGGAGGTGGGGGCTAGGCGGCTCAGTCGGTGCCTTGAAGGTCGATCCCTGCCCACCCTGCCAACTTTGCGCGGGCTTCGCGGAATCCAATCCCTTCCGCTCGCTCAACAAAGGTAATGCAGTCGCCGTTCTTGCCGCACGCCCAACAGCGATACCGCTGGCGGCGCGGGTCTGCGTCGAGAGTGTCGGGTCGATGTTTGCAGTGCGGGCACTTGCCCTTGAAGACGGGGCCGAATCGCCGCAGCGAGATGTACCGGCGCAGCACGTCAACGATGTCGGATGCTGCTTTCACCTGCTTTGTCATCTCGACAGCTAGGTGCATGTGTTCATCGTCTTCGTTCATGGCTTTTCTCCATGCTCGAAGCGAGCGGAGCGGGCAGACCGATAAGCTCTCCCCACTGCCGAGTCGGGCCTGTCGTGCGGAAGCATGGGCCATTTCTCTGTTGAGCAGCACTTCCCCAGAGATGAGCAGCCGCCAATGTCGCCGTTGGTCGATTCGGCCAGCCATACGCCATTGCACTTTCGGCAATCAGCGAACGAGTTGTAGTTATCGACGGCTTCGCGGTTAGGGCAAATCAGAATTGCTCGATGCTTCTCTGGCCACACGTCGCCCGCGAGTGTGATAGAAGGGAAGCCGGACATATCAGTAAGTTGCCCGCCAATAGCTACGGCAAGTCCAAGCCCATCATGCTCGTCGATGCGCGGCTTTACTTCTACGAAGCAAGTCCATGATTGCACCCAGAAGTCGGGCAGGTATGGGCCATCTGTTGGAAGAACAACGCCCTCCTTCTCGTACTCCCACTCTAATCCAAGTGCATCAAAGAACACGGCCCAACGCGCTTCCAGCCGCGAGCGGAAGCGGTAGCCCTTGTAGCGCGTCTCGATGGCTTTGATCGTCGGCGTCATCGCTTCGTCCCCTCCGCTTTGCGCTGCTTCATCAGTTAGCTCGTCTTCACCTTCGCCATCGCCTTTCGCTCCGGTTCCGGCATACCGGTCCCCCTTGGCTGGCATGCGGGCTACGCCTCCAGTTGGGTCCGGCCGTCCTGCGGAATGGTGGGTTGCGGGAGAGTGACGAGCTTCGGCGGAACATAGTTCGCGGGCAGGAACCTCGCCGCTCTGCCGCAGCAGACTGCTAGCGGTGTCACGATGGCAAACCTGCGGCCGCACACGTCGCACGAGTAAACGTCCTTGAACCGCGGCTCGATCGTCTCGTTGTACTTCACGTTCACCCCTTGTTCGCGGTCGCGTACATCTCCTCGATGTTCCGCTTCTTCTTTGGTCCTCTTGGAACCGCCGGTGTGTTCGCACTGTCGGTCCACGTCAGCCCTTCGATGCTCGCCGCTGCCGCGCACCCAACCAAGCAGTCGAACAGGTGGTTATCCGGTCCACCCGGCTTCTTGTGCCACTTGTCGAACTTGACCGACCCGCCCCGGCGTTCCTCCCGGGTCGCATATTCCGCGCAACAGTGATCGGCGAACATCTGGTGCGGTTCGGGCCGGTCGCCGAACAGCGACAGACACCCGGCGTTACCGGCCGGGGTCAGCAACCTATCCGCGACGAACGACTTCCAGGCGTCCGGGTCGAACACCAGCAACCGCCCTTTGCGGTTCTCGGCGATTCCTAGACGCCAGTTCCACCCGATGCGCTCGCCCGGCTTGTGCTTCCATTCGCTCATTGGCCGGGCCTGCGAACCCTGCGCCGCGTATCCCTTCGACGGAAGCAGAACCGCGGCGTGCTGCGCCTGGCGGCAGAACAGGTGAACGGTGTCGTCGATCCATCCTGAGTCTACCAAACACCGCCCAATCCGCAGCGCGTCCCCGACCTCGGCGCGCTGCCAGTTCCTGGACAACAGTTCCTCGGTGAGTTTGGTCAGCCCGGCGTACACCAACTGCCGATCGGTGTAACCTTCCCACCCCGGCACGTTGGCCAGGGAAGGGCGGGCGTCATCCTCGGCGAAGTAGCTGCGGTTCTGCCGCGGGAATGCGCCGTAGTCGATTACCGCTCCGTTGAACCGCTCATCCCACGCGCAGACGGTGTACCAAAGCACATGCTTCGAACAGTCGATGAACGCGGTGAGGCGGGTCATCTCGCGGGGGATCACGGCGCGGTCGACGCGGTTCAACTTCGTGGCGACAGCGGCGGCAACCAGTTCCTTCGCGGCTGCCGATGCCTCTTCCTCAGGCTCGTTCTGGTATTCCGCCCAGAACTCGCGGGGCGAGTCAATCTTCGCGTTCATCAGCGATTGCAGGGCGCTCAGTTCTCGCGCCTCGTCGAACCGTTCCGGCCATGCGACCGTGGCCCCGGCGTCCATCGCTGCGCGGTGTTCGGCATAGAACGCCGTTGCCTGCGAGCCGTCGCCATCATTGCGCAGTTCCTCGGCGCGAAGGTCGGCGTACTGGTCCCACAACTCAGTCGCGGTCGGGAAGGCGTAGACCGCCTTCATCCGCTCGCCCTGGAATTGCGGGTTCCGGTCGCGGTCGAGGATGCGGTCGGATAGGTCGCGGGGCGCAATCACGGTGCAGGGGACCACGATGGCGATTGTCTTGCCCGGCCCAGCCAATCCTTTGATCGCACCCTTGAGTCGCCGCTCGTACTTGTCCACCGTGGTCAGCGACACCGCGCTGTCATCCGTCTGCGGGTCGTCGGCGATGGCAAAGTCCGGCCGCATTGTCTTGCCGTCCGGGGTCGCGGCCTTGATGCCGCGGATGCGCCCGGTCATCGAGGCGACATACAACCGCGCTCCGGATGCCGCCGAACCTGCGACCGTGGGGAACACCGCTTCGTTGTCGGTCCAGGTGATGCGGGTCCGCACCCCGCCGACCGTCTGCCCGGTCGCGCGCTGGTTGATCCCTTCGAGACAGCGGATGGGGTGCACGACCTCGGGGAAGTCGGCAGCGATGAGGTCGATACTTTCAACGGCGAGCTTGATCGAGTCCATCATCTCGACGGCGTGTTTGTCGGTCGCACCGATGAGTACCACGAATCGGCGGTGTCCGTAGAGCATCGCCCACACCGCGCCCGCCTCGGTGAGCGTCGTCTTGCCGCTGCCGCGCGGCATGGCGAGAGCGAACAGCCCACCCTCGAGGATGGCCCGCTGAATCTTGGCGATGACCTTCAGTTGATCCGGGGACCACGCGAGGAAGAACCGGTCGCGGAGGTAGGTCTCGCAGAACGCGAGCAGCGACAGGCGACAGGATTCGCGACGGGCGAGATCGACGACCGCCGGGATTGGGCCGACCTCTTTGCCGGCGGCGGCTTGCTCGCGGGACCGCTCCCGCATCTTCTCGCGGTGAGCATCGTAGTTGGCCCCGTCCGTTGGCATATGTGTCAATCAAACAAAGTTTTTGGGGAATTGCGAC